TTGTATAAATTGATCTGCTGTAATTTCCACTTCTTCGCCCTTATGAACAGTAAAAATTTGTGGCAAGCCTTCTACTAAAGGTTTATATGTCCTTTTGACAGTATTGCCTACTAATTCAGAAACTTCCTCTCTCAATAAAAGAGTTTTAGAAGTCGCTGCACTAAATTGTGGATTGAAAGTAATTATAACTGTTTCTGGATAACTTTTTTTAGAAGTTGTTTCTTTTTTTGCCATTTAAATACCTCGCTTACTTATATACTCGTTCAATTATCTAATTACTATTCATAACAATTGCATCTGCTACAGTTACATCTGCGTTTGTTACAGTTACATTTGCAATAGTTTCAGCTGTGTAACCATCTCTTGTAGCTGTTACGCTATAAGTTCCAGGTTTTACACCAGTAATTTCTGCAACACCATTATCAGAAGTTCCTGATTTTACATTAGTATTATCAGTAGTGTCTGTTAAAGTAACTACAACATTGCTTAAGTTTTGATTTGTTGCGTTTTTAACACTAAAGGTTACTTTATATGTTGTTGCTTGATTGGAGTTACTTCCTCCTCCATTATTGTCACCAGGATTATCCTCCTGACCCGCTGGGAGATGCATCATCTTGTGCGATTCTTGGAGAGTCTTTAGGATCATATGGTTCATATGCTGGAGTGGAGTTTGGATCATATCCATCTACTGGATCGTAACCTCTTGATACAACAGTTGTTTGCATAATCATATCGTTGTCTACTGGGTTACTGGACTCAAATGTACCATAATCTTTTCTTGGATGTGCTTCATTTGCTGGTCTTTGTGTAATGATTTTACAGATTGCATCTGGTCTGACAACTGCTGGTTTTTCCCAGTAAGTTAAGTCTAATACGTCTTCACGAGTTTCGCTTAATCTGTATTTTTCTGTATGTACACCATTCATGGTTACAAGAATAATTGGATCTAATGAAGTGTCAATAATATATACTTCATCTTCAAATTCAGGAATAATCTTAATTGCTAATCCTGCTACTCTTTGTCCGAATTCACCATTTTGTTTTACACCAGCGATACCAGAATTGGAGTAAACCTTAAAATCTTGATCTTTTAACAAGTCTGCGTAAGTTCTTTCAGACATGCAAATCATATTTGGTTCAACACCATATGGGTTTTCTCTCATTAAGGTTTTTGCATCTACAATATCATCAAATTTTAAGATATCGGTTGCAGTCATTACATTGTATCCTGCACCAGACATCATAACTTCTCTGATATCGTTATTTTCTTTTTTAAGTAATCTTTCGTTTGCTCTTCTTGCTTCGGTCTGGAAGTAATTAGGATCAAATGCCATCATTTGTTGTTCTTCGTCGGTCATTTTGATACCAGTACCGATTTGTCTTAAGTTAAAGCTTAATTGATCGTATACATCTCTTGCTTTAGGAATTTCTGCACCTTCTGTGATCTCTACAGCAATTCCTGCTGCCCATTTACGAGGTAAAGTAACGTAGTAAGTGTTTACTTTTACAACTTTAATGAATTGACGGAAATCAGATTCTTGCTCAATATATTGAGTAATTTCTTCGGAAAGTTCAGGATCGAATCTGTTATCAGCTACTACAGCTCCTCCACCTGCGAAATATGCTATTTCTTTTGCCATACTAATTCATCTCCTTAAAATCCTTTAATGTATGCTCTGATAACGTCATATCTGTTATCTGCTTGATTACTGTATGCTCTACCAACTGCTTCGTCTAAATCTTTAGCTTTAGCGAATAATCCATCATCGGAACATTTGATTAAATCACCGAATTGAATGTCTTCGTCTGCTTTTGCTAAAACATATGTAATACAATTTCTTTCGACAGTTAATGCTTGACCTGCTAACACAGTTACATTACCTAAATAGTAAGGTGCATGTGTAGGGTTAGCGCCAGTTACTGGATTACCTAATGTTTTGGTTTTTGCAAATTCAACTTCTGCTTCAGAAGTTACTGCTTTGACAACACCAATGAACTTGGTTAAATCGTCACCATCTTGAGATAATACAGCTCCACGTGCATTATATTCAGAACCTGTACCATCTACTTTGATAGAGATTCCTTTACCTACTTGTTGTTGAGATGAAGTAAAACCTACGTGTTCAATTGCTTTTTCTATTTTTTCTGCTGTATGAATAGTAAAAGCATCACCTTTAATATCACTCATCTAATCACCTTTGAATGCTTTTAAAACTGCGTTGTACTGACCTTTAACTTTACCTTCTTTTTGATGATGTTGTTTGTCACCAGTAAACTGTGGTACTTTTGGTTTGTTATCGATAATTTCTTTAAACATTGCGATTTGCTTATCAATAAACTCAACGGACATCTCTTCAACATCGCCCAAAGTTTTTTCAATATGTAACTCTGCTGCAAGTTTTTGTAACTCTTCTTTTTTAGATTCTAATTCTGCTGCGAGTTTAGCTTCTGCTTCTGCTCTATATTCAGCTAATTCAGTACCCATTTCAGTTACTTGTGCTTCAAGAGTTTCTTTTTCTTGGGTTAAAGTTAAAATGTCTTTTTGACTTTCTAATTTTAAATCTTCAAGCTCACCTTTATGTTGTTCTTTAATTTGAACAATTTGAGCTTCCAAATCTTTGACTTTTTGGCTCAATTCTAAATTTTTAGCTTGGAGATCTTCGTTAATATTTTGTTCTGACATAATCTCATCCTTTAATTTTCCAAATTCTACTTTAAGTTTATCTGCATCTGCACCACCAAAGGAACTTGTTACTGAAGCTCCTGGATCTGCACCAAATGTCACAAGTGAAAGCTCGTGACAATTCATATCTTTACAAATTAGGTGCATATCTGGGTCTAATAATGGATGATGGGAACATTTATCACTTAAAAATTCGTTGCCACAAATACTGCAGATTGGCGTAAAATCGAAACCAATTGATGTATCTGTGATTAATCCTTTCTCGATCTTTTCACCGAGATGAGAGTCATCAACCATTAAAGATGCACTATATTTAACACCTTTCATTTCAGCATCTTCATCATAAGTTGTTCTTGTTTTTTCTACAAGACCAACAATATTATCAACAGAATGTGTTCCATGATCTTTAAAAAGACGCTTACCTTTGAGAGTTCTTGTACAATTTCTCATTTCTGATTCTGGCACTTCATAAAAGCCATTAACTATAAAATTTTCGCCTCCATGAATTGCGAACCCTTCCAATTGTACATCTCCATTATCATTGTGCTTTAAAGCAAATTTGGAGTTTAATGAAAAAGTTTCTCTCATATTACTTTCTCCAAAAATTTAGCTTATTATTTAAGCTATATAAAAATCATATTTCTAAAATATTTAAAATGAAAAATTTTTCAAACCTTTTCGGCAACAAATATCCAAGGTTTTGTGTCATATTTACGATATTTCTTATAACCTTGCTTTTTAAGATAATATGTTATTCCTTTTGTCGTAATATTAAGTGAATTAATATTATAATTCTCAATCAACCAGTTTAAAAGTTGCGCTGAAGATGCTTCTTTCTTTTTTTCCAATCCTTGTTCAATGACTTGATAGGCTTTTTTGTATGAATTTAACCCTTCTTTAACCATATTATCACCTATGGTTCGTTCTTGGTATCTTTACCATCACCTTTACCACTACGATTTTTAGGTTCATTTGGCTTTGTAGGGTCATTATATGCACCAGTTGGCATAGTTGCTGTTTCAATATTAGCTTCAACAACTTCAATCCATGAATCATCAATAAATTCAAGCTCTTCAATAGGAATAGCTTTACCCCTAAAGGATAGTTGTGATCTAGCTTCGTCACGGCTAATTAATCCATGTCTTAAAGCTGGGAATAACCAAGTTGCCACATCTGCATTTGATTCAGTAGTTAAAGTTGGGAACACTAAATAAATATTGGCATAATCTTTTCCGGGAATCTTACCTTGTTGCTCAAGGAATGGTTCATACAATTGTTCAACTAATATGTCACTTAAATCCATTTGCAAATCTTTTAAATCATTAACATATTGTGAAGCTTGTATCTTAATTGATGATAAATTATCTGAACGTCCACCAATAATGGACATTGGGAATGTTAAAAGACCGAATGATTCTTTAAGTGTTTGTAAAGTATCTACCATATCATATTGACTTTGCGCAAAGCCAATTGTGTCGGTAGTTATGCGATCAGTCGTAACTACATCATTAGAATATTCCAATTGGTTTTGTAATGAATTAACTATACCTTCAAGCTCATCTTCACTTAATTCTTCATCATCACCAACTTCAATAAGCCAATGCAATATAGGTATAGCAAATTTATCCACAATTTCTGCAAGATTCAGTTCTGTATTAAGCATTAAATGAAGTGTTTGTACAAGTTTTCCCAAAAATGACATACCAAATACTTCACCAATATCCGGATCATATGGGAAATAAATTAAATCTTCTGGCGGGATTTCTACATCTCCATCTTTGCCTGCATATACCCAATGATCAATTTCCCCATCTTCAATCTGCGGATCCATATCTTTTGGATGCAATAAAAACATATTATTAAGCATATCTTCTTCTTTATTACCAATATACAAAAAAGCAGTTCCATATTTCATTACTTGCAAATACATTTGCTTAATATGTTTTCTTTTTAATCTTGCTGTATATATAAAGCATAATTCTTCTAAATCTGGAATACGATTGCCTTCTAAATCAACTATCTGCACTCTAAACATTTCAGGTACTGCATCAGATGCTATTTTCCTTAACACTCTATTCAATATAGTGGAACGATATAGTCCATCAATAAGCTCATAATCAAGATCTTCAGCTCCATAAATATCGGTATAAGAAGCAAATTTTTGTGAATATGTATCTTCTTTATGTTTCAATACATCACCGGCAAAAGTGGTTGATAACATTTTACCCCTTTTACCTTTAACTGTAACATATGATCTTGCTTTTACAGTCTTCTTCTTGGTGTGTTGAGAATCTTCTTGCTGTACCTGTTCGGTCTTTGTTTGTAATCTTTGTTGCTGTTCCTCTGCCATTGTTTATCTCCAAAACTTTTTACTACTGCTTTTGGCACTTCTCTTATGAAAAGTGGGGGTTTAAAATTAAGACCGAGAGCCATATTATAGATACAAAGATTCATGGCGTCAATATAATCGTCTGATCCTGCACCTTTATTATATATAAAATTATTATCTTTTGTCAGCTCTCTTTTATATCCAGTCATTTCTTCCTCCAAACGACGATTCCACTTCACACGAACACGTCCACTTTCCATAGCAGAAACACCTAATTCAACAGCTTCTCTTTTTGTTTTGACAGAGAACACAAATGGTTCTATTGGATAAGGGTTTCGAGTCTTTTTTACTCTTTTTGCTACATTTTCATGAATTGCTGCTCCAACTCCAGTTGCATCAAACACTCCCCTACGAATATTAGGAAAACGTTTTGGCAACTCTTCAACTATATAATCTTCAATATCGCTATATGATGTACCTAATGAAAATTCTTTACAATATCTTATATCTAATGTTCTTTCTTGGATATTGGCTTCTTCACCTACTTCAGCAACATATAAAACTGTTTCATTTCTTGTTTTACCAATATCAATACCATACACCACATTTTTTTTAGATCTGAAATAATCTTTTGCAGAATCTTTATATAATGTCTTTTCTTGTAATTCTAAAGGATAGACATCAGTTACACTTGACATAAACTCAAGACAATACTCTTGCTTAAAATCAATAGGTCCAATATTTAAGTAGTCTTCTTTTAACTCTTCAACGGTAATACGTGGTGTACCTGATGCTATAATATTATCATTATCATCTAAATATGCTGTTTGTTTTCTATATACTGTAAAAGCACCTTTTTTATCATCATAATGTTTCCATTCACCATTATCCCAAACATCCGGTGCATTTTCAAGTGTATTAAATAAAAATCCAGTTTTTGCCCTTGGTGTTCCTGCCACTATGAACTTTGAATCACCTTTCTGACCACGCATAACAGGAATAATTTTACCAATCAATGAATCTTCCACATCCTGGATTTCATCAATAATAAGTAAGTTAGCACCTGAACCAATTACTGAAGAAACTGACCCTTTTCCACCACCGGTACGAATGACAATACGAGATCCATTTCTAAATTTCTTTTCCATTACATTATTTGTAACTACATCTTGTTCTATTAATGCAGAACGTTCTATCATACCAGAAATAGTTTCGGCTAACTCTTTAGCTTGAGCTTCGGTCGGTGACAATACGAACACTCTTTGATATTTAAAGAATAATGCCCTATGAATACATTCAATTGCCAACATAAATGACTTTCCAAGACGACGACCACAAAAATACACAACTGGTGACCTTTTTGATGAAACCATCGCTTTCTGATGCTCTTCAAGTTTATAAAATCCTCCATCTTCGGATCTTATAACATGTTCCGCAAAAAACACTATATCTTCACGACATCTTTTGACAAATTCTTTCATTTCCAAAAAATCACCTAAAAAGCTCTTGTTGAACTTGCTTGTCCTGGTTCACAACAATTTGCAGGTTTACTACATGCCGGCCATCCAGCAGTATTGCTCCAAGAATAACGACCAGTTGCATCCAAACATACCCATTTACCATCTATTTCTGCCGCAACAAAATAATGCCCATCTACATGAACACCCCAAGATTTAATGCCAATTGCATCTAATGCACATTTTAGTATTCTTGCTCCATCACCACAGTTTGTTCCACAAGCTTGGTCATACATATCTGATACACAAGGGTACAATTCTGTTGATTCAGCATAATAACAATATCCAAATTTGGAACGAATTGCATTATGTACTTCTTGTGGTGTTAGTCCTTGCATATCTTTAGCCAAATTAGAACCTGCTTTACATCTTGGTCTATAGTGTTGCTCTTGTGGTTCAAAACCTGCTTTATGCAAGTCTGGTGCATTTGGACCATGCGGACCAATTTTTGCATTATTATTAGGCATAATTTCGCCAACCCAAAAACAATCATCACCAAAACCACCTCCTGCAGCACTTTGGACACTCCCAACTGATACTGTAGCCACTACTGGATCTTCAGGAGTATCTGGTCCATATTTTAAATGCAAATGCATTGTTGGCGCCTGTTTTGGTGTCCATCTCATTTTATATCCTTGTACAAAATAGATTTCATAATCTTTTGAACTTATTTCAACATCATATTTTTCATTATCTTCAGTAGTGATAGTTTGTATTGTTTTTGGGTGTCCAGCTTCTAATTCTTGTACTGCTGTTACAATATTCTCAATAGTAACACCTTTTCTTAAGGTTTTTTGAGCCTTATTTTTTTCTTGCCTTTTATATCCTTCGGTAGATATATTGCCAGTAACTTTAGTGTAAGTTTTTGGTATTTTTACCCAACATCCTGGTGTTATATTTGGGTTATATAAGCATTTTAGGTGAAGATCAAGCGAGTAATCGCGTATGTGTGCGGACAGCAACGCTTCTGCTTTGGCTTTTGCTGTTGTTTCGTCATCATCAAGAAATTCATAATAAAAAATATGTTGACCATAAGTTTCAACCAAAGCATCATGTTGGTATCGAATAATGCCATCACTATAAGTAACTTCTATGGTATTATATAATCCTTGAGTCGTCCAATTACGTTCTATACTGTCTTTAATAATATCTGATGGTTGTATGGTTACAATATAGTCTTCATATTTAGTACGATACTCATATAATTGTCTAAATGACAGTAAATATGCCATATTATTTGCAATAATAAAAACACCATCTATTGCGCCAATTATTTGTTTGATAAGTCCATAAAAGGTCTTATCTGGTATCATTACTCCACCGGCACCGGCAGTATTGGATTCTGTTGTTGTTGGTTCGCTATCAGCTTCGCCATCTCCAATAGAGGTATCAACATTATCTTTAGTATTTGACTTACCATTTGCATCAGTCAAATATGCTCTATAACTGCCTGATTTATCGCCGCCAGTACAAATATCATAATCTGCATCACAACCACCTTTAGATTTGTCACAAGTTATTTCCCCTTCTGGTACTCCTTTGGGATTGTCTGATAATTTACCTGATTGTCCGCATAATGGGCAATAATTTTTCCAAGTCTTTGTATAGTCTTTATGGTCGTAATATTTGGCTGCTTGGCTTGTTGATGGTTTACCTGTTACTGTAATTGTTTGGTCATCCGGCATATTTATCACAAAATCATCTAACGCTTATAAACATAACTATTTTTGATGTTGTAATTATATATAGTTCAATTTTTTTCCATGTCCTACAATTTTATAGTTTAGAATCCAAAGTATACACGGTGAATTTTATGGAAGCTTATAATATAAGAGTAGAAAATGCAAAAAATGATTTTATGCATATGGATGGAACATTATGGGAAAATATTGAACGATTATGGAAAATGGGGTATAGTCTTCGTGTTATTTCCGAAATTACTGGCATTACAAGAAGCAAATTACAACGTCATTTGAGCGAAAGCAATGCTGGGCGTGAAGATGATGTTAGAACTCAAAATAGGGATAATCGTGTATTGCAAACAAAAAAATTACTTGCAAATGGATGTAGCAATGCTGAAATTGCTAAAATTTTATGTTTAAATGTTCGCACAATTGAAAGTTATATTAAACAGCTAAATAATCGTAAGGAATGATGAAAATGGCTCGTCCTCCAAAATTTAACCCCCAAAAATGGTCTAAAATATTTAATAAGCCTTATGTTCAACGTGATTGGCATGATTATCATTTTGGAGGGGGTTTTTATAGTAATTATGGCGGAAAACGCAGGCGGATAGGCGGATCGATAAGCAATCAAACGGCTAATCACATATTTAACAGACTTAATAAGGTGTTAGACAATATTATTGAAGAAAATTGGGAATATTCAGCTTCTTTATACACGGCTTTCATCGCTTTTTTGTTTAAGGACATAAAAGACCAAATTACATACTTTGATACCAATGAAAGTAAAGAAAAAATATCATTATTGCAATGTGTTGATAATTTATCATTTCCAAAATGGGCAAAAGAAAGAATGGAAAAGATTTTTACATTAAATTTGGATTTTACTAAATTTTTGTATGCTTGTGACAAATATATTGAAAAAATGAACTTTGATTTGCAAAGCGCATTAGATGCTTATATGTTACAAGGCGATGATGCCATTTTTAGCATTTTGATGCAAATTTTTTACTATCATAGGTATATGGTTACCATTAATGTCGTACTGACACCTGGTTTGCCTATTATTTGGAAGCCAAAAATCTCTAATTTTGTCACCGGCACCAGTTTTCCTGTTGTTGTAACCCCTTTTCCCAAATATGTTGAGTGGGTGGAGTGTGATGAAGGATGGTTCTTGCAGGACAGTTTTGGGGCGGTGATCGACTGCGCGGGCGTGGGGCTGTTCAGCTGTTCGCGCGATCAGTTGGCTAATCGTTTGTCTTTTTGCGGCCGCGTTGGCGATGTTGGTGAGTTTCCTTATGTTGTCTGTAGGACATGGAAGGAAATTACAGATGCTGTGAAATATTTTGGAGTCAGAAACGTGCTTGTTCGGCGCATGAACGAAAACTTGATTGATACAGAATACTTTAAATTCGGATTAGACGCCTTATTGTGTGTTAGAGTCAAAAATGATGGTGATATTTATGGTCGCCATAGCGGTTTTCCAATAAATGGGTACAAAGTGCCCGGCGATTTCCTCAAGAGCCGAACTGAACAGGTGATCTGTTCGTTGTCGCGGAAACTGGTTAGACCGGCGATTGCGGAGTCGTGCGTTTGGTCGAACGGGGAGCTGGAGGATTGGTTTTTGCTGGGGGACATGTGTAGGACATAACTATTTTTTTTTGAATCATATTTGTAGGACACTTTTTTGAAACTATTTTTGACAGAAATACCTGGGATTGCTTTTGATGTTTATGATTATTGGGAGTGCTTAACTCTCAAAATAAACATCACACCATTCACTATACATCAAAAAAACAATAATTATGGTGATAAGATGGAATATATAGAAGAAAAAGAAATTCAAGAAATAAGAGAAAGTACAAAAAGAATTGAAGAAACACTAAAAGAAGAATATGGATTTAAACTTGATGAGTTTATGGGGATACCACAACCTCACATATATACAACAGAAAAAGGGGAAGAAACCCCTAATCATTGTACAGTTATGCTGACAGATACCGAAATTGAGATATGGCTTGATGATGAAGAAGGAACTATTATAAATAATGCCTGGGAGCGTCACTTAATAATTGGGGATACAGTCATCCCTAAAGACGCAATTATAATGCTGATGTTTAGTAAGAATTATTTACTATAGTCAGCCTTTGACAAGGAATAGGTTGATAGTTGTTGAATTAGGAGATAAACTATGACACTAGAAAACAAATTTGTAACCATAGTGGGTTTAAACCACTATGATGGAAATCTCCAAATTGGGGATGTATGTAGTTTAGTTATGGAAGAGGAAAACCCATATGACAGTAATGCCATTAGGGTTGAATATGGTGATGAAAAAGTTGGATACGTAAAAAAAGGCAAAAGCGCCTTCAAAAAATACGTATTCAACAAAGACATCAAAGAAAGTGGCATGGATGTGAAATACATCCGTGTAGAAATAAACAAAATTAACCAGTATATGGCACGTGGTGTCATACGCTTTATTGGTGAAATAAGAGAAGAAATAGACTATGTAGAAGCAATGGAAAATATGATAAAATTGTACAATAAACATGCATGTATGCATGATGATGAAAATTGTAACTTAATTGCTCATTTAATCGAGCAATTAAGTGAAAGAATGGGGGAATAATCCCCCTATTACTTCTTAAGATGATGATTATGTATAAAGAAATAATTAAATACGCGAAAAAGGAGTTAGAAAAGTCTAAAAAGACTAATTCTAACCAACAAGAAACTATCAAGAACATTCTTGATAGTAATAGACAGATGATCGAAAACAATAGGAGGCAATAATCATGGAATATGGTGATTATTATACTGATTTTGAAATGGAAGAAGAAATATATGTCCATGATGAAATAGTCAATGTTGACTATTC